TTCTTACGTTTATTCCAAATTGTTAGTAGACAAAATATTATTCGCATTTCACTGTCATTAAATCAACCATCTTATACGGATAGTTTGAGGAAATTAATTGATAAATTAGATGACGAAGATGACAAGACAATTAATCGCAATTTCAGGCAGAAAATAGAGACACTGTTAGACGCAACTGATGTATCTATTCAAGAAGATACGGAAGATATGAGAGCAATGAAAAATTACCTAGAGCATTCGAATTCGGCAATGAGACGTGAAATAGTGGGATTTATTACTAAAAAATCCAAGATCGGAAGAAATGAACTGAAAAAGATCACTACATTTTTTAGTCAACTAACAAAATGGGATGCTGATATAAATGTTAGAAATAGTAATAATATATCAGACGATGCTATGTATAATTATATAAACTTTTACAAGACATTTGTATCGATGTTATCGGTTGTATTACCAACGATGATCATAAATGAACAAATACAGTCTATAGAGCCGCCTGCTTATTGGGGTGTATCTCAAACACATGCGTTAGATTTGAAGAAGATTGTTGAGGATTATTATGAACCATTGAAGAAGTTTTATGGGGATAGTACAGTTAAAAATGTATTATATGAAATACAAATTAAATGTAAAAGCGTTGTTTTTATGTCTAATGAAACACCTGGACTAACAAGTATTAAAATAGGAGATATAGATACATATTCAGTGTTTGATAAGAGGGTAACTACATTATTATATGAACATTACATATTGCTGATATTGTCTGAATATATTAATCTAACAACAGATCCAACTATGCTTACAAAAATGTTAGTTGTTCCTGAAGATGAACGTAGTGCGACGGCCAGTTCAGATTTTTTAATAGAGCAGCAATTAAGGTTTAGTGAAACTCAGCAGCAATATATGGGGGGTGATGTTGTCAAATTACAGGAGAATGTGTCAAAATTGTTAGTATCATATATTACAATGATGATGAAATCAAAGGATACAATTGACATGTCTTATGACACAATTATGGATCGAGTATTTAAACTGAAGGAGACAGAAAAATACACATTTACAGACAGGTTACAGAATTTGTCAGAAGAAGAGAGAGCAGTTGATACTATTTTAAAAATGAATAAATTAGGCGCTTGGAGCAAAGGATTAATGAAGGGTATTAAAGAATATGATCCGGAGAATTACGACCAAGAAAAGGTAATGACAGAAAAGATTGCTGAAATCGAAAGAAATATCAGACAAAACGCAAATGTTACAGATCGAAATGCTGATATGTTTTTTGAAGACGCGTTGGAGGAAATGGATACAGATGAACAGGTAAACGCAGATGAGCTTATGATGGGTGACATCAATGAAGATAATGATGATGGAGACCCATATGGAGACGAGCGTGATGCGGATGAAGACAGAGACTATAATTAAGATGAAAAATTACACTTTAACAAAATATAATATAAGAAAATAAGAAAAATATGTATATAATTATATATAATTATATATATATCAACGGTAATAATGGTAACAAGACGAATATTGAAAACAAGACGAATATTGAAAACAAGAAAACTAAATGGTGGACAAGTAATTGCGTCAGGCGCATATGGGTGTGTATTTAATCCTGTATTAAAATGCGTTAATGCCACAAAAAGAGAAACAAATAAAATTACTAAACTGATGATAGAAGAAAATGCTATAAAAGAATATGAACAGATTAATTTTATAAAATCAAAATTAGAAACTATAAAGAACTATAGTGATTATTATTTAATAAATGATATCACAATATGTAGGCCATCCAAAATATCATCTGCTGATTTATTAAATTATTCCACCAAATGTAGGGTTTTAGCTAAGTCCAATATAACTAGTACAAACATTAATTCTAATCTGGATAAAATTATGGCATTAAATATTCAAAATGGAGGATTACAAGTAGACGATTTTTTATATGATAATGGGTCATTTGAAAATATTTATAAGTTACATATGGGGTTAGTTAAATTATTAAAAAAGGGAATTATACCGATGAACCAAGAAAATATATATCATTGCGACATTAAAGATTCAAATATTTTGGTAGATAAATCACAACCAGAATTCAAACCTAGATTAATCGATTGGGGATTATCAACTGAATATATACCCTTTATAGATTATCCTTTTCCACAATTATGGAGAAATAGACCAATTCAGTTCAATGTTCCCTTTTCAGTAATTATTTTTACAGATTCGTTTTACGAAAAATATACACATTTTATTAAAAAAGGAGGAATTCCAAATGAAGAACAATTAAAACCATTTGTGGTTGATTATATTAATTTTTGGATGAAAGAAAAAGGACCAGGACATTTTAAATTTATTAATGAAATCATGACAATATTATTCACAAATGATTTGACAGATATTGCTCCAGAAGAAAAACCTAAAGTAATTGAAGAACAAATAACAATGACTTATATTGTGGATTATATTATTGATGTATTAGTCCATTTTACAAAATTTAAAGAAAATGGTGCATTGAACTTAAGAAAATATATTGACAATGTTTTTATACAAATTGTTGATATTTGGGGATTTATTAGCACATATTATCCAATAATTGAATTACTATCAAATAGTTTTAATACTTTATCGCGATCTGTTATGAAAATATTTAAACAATTACAATTTATATTTGTTGAATATTTATACAATCCTAGACACGAACCTATAGATATGAAGATGCTATATTCAGATTTAAAACTTTTAGGGCAATTTTTACACATTAACTTACATGGTTCATTGGACACATATATATCACCAGTTTCTAAATCCAAATCCAAATCCAAATCTGAATCCAAATCCAAATCCAAATCTGAATCCAAATCCAAATCTGATTCTGAATCCAAATCCAAATCTGAATCCAAATCCAAATCTAAATCCAAATCTGATTCTGAATCCAAATCTGAATCCAAATCCAAATCTGATTCTGAATCCAAATCCAAATCTAAATCTGATACACCAGATGTAAGTATACATAAATCACCAGAAGCTATAAAAAATACAGAGGAACTTGTAAACAACTCAGATGAACAATCTATATAATTTTGGCATGATGTAATAAAAATCCAGGTTCAGGGTTCAGGTATTCAGTTTCCTAAGAGTTTTAAAAGATCAAATCTGTTGAAACAAGTCAAGTATTTTTAGATTTGGATTATAATGGATCATCTATATCTGATATTAATGGTATTACTAAATATGTTATTGAAAAAGCTTGAAACTAATTCTAAATTAACGTTTGAAATAATGTCTGATTTAGTAACAGTTATCGAATTTTTTTTAATTTTACCGTTTTTAATTCTTTTAATTTTAAACAACTTATTGAAAGGTAAAATATATTGATAATATAGAAATGAATAATGGAGATAATAGTAAAAGACTTAAAATAGAAGGAGAAGGAGTAGAAGTACAAGTACAAGGAGCAGTACAAGGAGCAGTACAAGAAAGAGAAGACAAACGTGATAAAAAGTTAAAAAAAAGGCAAGCAACAGAACAAGAAAGACAAAGATTAGAAGAACAAAGGCAGGAAGACGCAGATCTAACAGAAGCAATAAGACTACAAAAATATACAGATTATTCAGCAGATTATTCCATTGATGGTAACATAATAGTAAGTGGTTTATTTAAAAATTTGCCAGATGAAACATATTATGAGAGATTAAAAACTAAAGATACAAACTTTTTTCAACAGCTAGGACCTGATACAATGGAGTTATATTTTCAAGGTCATGGGACAACCCCGTTAGGATTTAAAACTGATATCAAATCTAATATACATGGCACTTACACAGTGAAAATTGAAAATAGCAATCTACCTAAAGCATCCAGCAATAAATACACACCTAATTTTATTGAAGTGCCTCCTAATGTTGTTATTGTTAACACTGCTCCATTTGGAGCAGTAAGTGATGCTAACGGGAATTTGGCAAATGCTATTTTAGGTAAAATATTAGCAAATAAAGAAGATATAATAGAACTGATAAAAACTGGTAAAATAGATAAAATGTTTGAGTATGAAATTTTTGAACATACAAGACCTGTTAAATCTGAATATATGAAACCAACTATCAGTCCTCCTGGATGTATAGTACCAAATATGCAGTTAAATATAATCTCGGACCCAGACAAACCTATTTGGGCAAGTGGATTTGTAGATGTTGATTTAGTTAAAGCAAATCCAAGATTATCTAGAGCATTTAATAATGATAGAGTAGAAATGGCAACTATCACAAAAACTTCAGCCGCACCATTTTTAAATATAACAGAATCAGGGTTACAATTTCTAGAGCCAAATTTTAATAGGGAGTTTTTAGACATAATAGATGGTGAAGTAGAAACAGACAGGGATGGTAAAAATAAGTGGTCTGGTAGTGGTAATTTTTATTTACAAGAATTATTGGATTTACTATTTAAAATGTATCCTGGAAAAAAAATTGTATTGTTTTTAGATTGCTGTTATCCACTTGATACAACACAAATAAAAAAACAGTCTGATGGTACAAAAACAGCTGTTTATGTTTCTGAAAAAGTAGAAAAGGATTTAGACATATTACAAGACTCAGGATTAAGTTCTATTGAACAAAAGTTATTAAGTTATCCAATAGATGAATTACAATATTTTAAAAAAGAGACAATTCCTACATATTATATATATCGTAATCGCAGATTGTATGACATAACATACAATCCAGTTCATATTATACTGTTTAAAGAATTACAAAAACTATTAGACAAAAACTATGCTTTTTATTTGGATTGTGTAAAAGGTAATATTGGTTCTCGGAGAGCAACTATGCCTCCTATAAAAATATTAATTTCAGCAACAGAAAGTGTAATCCAAGAGCTTGAAGATGACGATGCTTTTACATCTGATACACAACAACTGGACCTAGATTATTTATCAGGCTTACAACCATCTGTAACAGGCTTACAACCATCTGTAACAGCAGCATCTGTAACAGCAGCATCTGTAACAGGCTTACAACCATCTGTAACAGCAGCATCTGAAACAGCCGCATCTGAAACAAGTCAAATATTAAACAATGTAGACGGCTATTTGGATAGAATTCACAAAATTTTTTCATTGTGTCAAAGTGCGGCATCAACAATATTTCAAAGACAATCTAGATATAGTTGTATTGGTCATAACGCAGTTTTAATAGGACCAGGCAGATCAGATGAAGATGATGAAATACATTTTTATCCAATACCGAGTAGAAGTTCTTCTAGTTCTTCTAGTTCTTCTAGTTCTTCTAGTTCTTCTAGTTTTAGACCTACAGGCGCTGGCGCTTATGATGATAGTAGAGCTGGAACTTATGGTGGCAGAACAATTAAAACTAGAAAATCTAGCAAATCTAGAAAAACTAGAAAAATGAAAAAAAATAGAACTAGGAAAATGAAAAAAAATAGAACTAGGAAACCTAGGAAAACAAGGCAATAAATTGAATATTTATTTGTAGAAAAAACTATATATAAATAAAAATAATGGAATTTAATGGCTTGACAAAACTAGAATTAAAGCAGTTGCTTGTAGCCATTCAAACAGAAATACACACAATTGATATGAAACCAATATACTCTATCAGTTATTACTACTATAATGAAGGCGTAAAAAGGGACAGATTAACTATTAAAATGAAAACAATAGAACTTGAGATTATCTATAGAGAAGATGCTATATTCAGATTTTAAACTTTTATTCAATATATAATATATAAATGAATAAAAATCCAGGTTCAGGTATTCAGTTTCCTAAGAGTTTTCAAAGATCAAATGTGCCTGGGTTACAGGCGAACCCTACTAATCCTCCTCTTAGTAAACAACCACCTCCACCTCCACCTCCACCTCAACCATCTCTTAGTAAGCCGAACCCTACTCTTCTACAACCATCTCTTAGTAAACCTCCGCCTCCGCCTCCACCTCCTCCAAAATCTACTCTTCTTAGTAAACAGCCAGAGACTGCTCTTGCTGCTCATAGTTTACAACCGAACCCTCCTCTTTCTCCTCTTAGCAAACCAACAAAAAGCCATTATAAAGAATTATGCGCATTTGTAATTATCCATTTTGGAAGCAACCCAGTATATTTAGAATTAGAAATGTTTTTTTTCAAAATGTTACGTCAATATACCCACAATGATATTATATATTTATATTCAGTAACCGATACACCGGCATCATTTATAGAAGCTGTAAGACCATTGGTCACACATGTAATACCGTATGATGACACACATATAACATATGATGTCACTTTTAAAAGCGCATATACAAATTTCAATACATTAAGAACATGTAACTTTATTTTCGCATACACTTTAGAGCAATATGATAAAATATGTATCATTGAATCTGATATGGTTATAATGAAAAACATAGATCCAATATTTGAATTACAGAGTCCAGCAGTACTAACATATTATATTGGAGATAAGAGATTGCGATTGAATGAAAGGATTATAAATAATCCAACAGAAGTGTTAGACAAGTGTAAAGATATGGGGCGAATCAATGGCGGTGTTATGCTCATAAAACCAAACAAGCGGCTATTTAACGAATATAAGGCTAAAATTCAGGACGTTGTTCGGCATGAATGCAAGTATCCTAATGAAACCCTGTTTGAATATGTCAATAATTCGTATTATAATTTACCAGTCCAATACAATTTATCACATTATCACGCTAAATCGAATAAATTAGGGTACTATGGTTTAACCGCAAATGATATTATTGTATATCACTTTAATGAAACAAAATATAAGCATATTGATATTATTAGAGATCCCGCACTTGATGAACATGGGAAAACCTGGATCGAAATCATTCAACATGATAAAAAATATGAAATAAAACAGTTGCCTGTATTACATTACAAAAATACTGTTTATGATAGATATAAAGCGGAAATAGAACCAATTATTGAATCAATTAAGGCGCCAATTAAACGGTTGGAATCATCAGTGTCTCCGCCTAAGACAGAAATACGAGCTGCGTCTTCAGTGACTCCACTTGAGGATAATTTACGATCAGAGATACTTGATGATAAAATACAATTGGTTAAAAGCAAGAGTCCTTCTAAAAGCAAAAGTTCCTCTAAAAGCAAGAGTCCTTCTAAAAGCAAAAGTTCCTCTAAAAGCAAGAGTTCTTCTTCAAGTGGTTCAAAAAAAACCAGATGTCCCAAGGGCACTAGACGAAACAAAAAGACTGGCAATTGTGAACCTTATACAAAACAGGCAAAATGTCCAAAGGGTACTCGACGAAATAAAAAGACTGGCAATTGTGAACCTAAATAAAAATATAATTTTATATATAAATGACAACTAAAAAGGCTAATAATTTTCCTCTTTGGGCAGAAATACTGTCAATGGTGTTGATAGTGCCATTCGTATATGTAGTTTCGGTTGTGTTCATAATGCCAGGAGGTATATCCAAGGAAGACAATCGCACACCACAACAAGGTGGCAATCCAATAAATGTAAAAAACACAGATAGACAAACCAATCCCAACAATAAGACAAAACAAAAAAGAAAACATAATAAAAAAACAAAGAAAATGTAAAAAGTAAAATGTAAAAAAGTAAAATATATAAAGTTTTTAAATATTTATATATTAGAGACACATGTTAAGACTATTTATATCAGAAAATATCACTTTAGTAGCGATAATTATATTTGTTATATTATTTAGTGTTACATATTTATTAAAACCAGCCTTCCTATATAAGCAAGATGGCAGTATACGTGAATTTGGGGTAGGTTATAGAAACAAGACATTTTTACCTGTTTGGTTATTATCAATTATTTTAGGTATTTTATCCTATTTATTTGTTTTGTATTATTTAGCATATCCAAGAATAGCCTAAACCGCAGTTATTTATTAGTTCCGTAGTTCCGTAGTTCCGTTTTAATTAAAACATAATAGTTCCGTTTTAATTAAAACATAATAGTTCCGTTTTAATTAAACTTTTTTTTAATAGAAAGAAAGATAAAGATAAAGTATTAAGTTATTACCGCAGTTGTGGTATTCTCGGCATTTTGCTTTTCAGTTTCCTCCTGTTTCTTCAAATAATCGTCATATCCAGCCTTGATTTGTTCCACGCTTTTAACGCATCCGCGATTTGCCAAATTATAATATACAATTGACGATATCAATATAGCAGTATAAATGTACCAAAACGCCTCACCAATGTTGTCCTTTAGAACTACTAGCGCTAATAGTTGTCCTCTGCTTTGTGTCCCTAAACCATTAGAATCATTTTTAACATCATCTTTCATTAATGGCGTCAACATGTGCCACATTTGTACAAAGTTATCAGGAGTTATTTGATTAATTAATATAGTCTTATTTCCTAATAATTTAATTATAGCATCAGCCGCAGATTTAAGACCTTGCTTTTGATCATCTGGAGCAGCAGCGATCTTACTATTAAGATCTTGATTATCCATAATATTCGCAAACAATTCTGTCGCACCTCCAGCAATCGCAAAGTAACCAATCACATCCGAGAATGCGCTTTTAAATCCGGGAAAAATAATTAGAACTGCCATCATGATCCCAAAAATAATAAGCCAAGGGAAGAATGTGTATAGAGCAGCAACGCCCAGATTGCCCTTAACTTCGCCACCGCATTTATCGGTTAAATATGCGGTATTCAAAATAAATTGTACAAGGCACACAATTAAAAGATATAACGCCAGTTTAGGGAATATCGAATTTTTATAATCGTTAAAACATGTTGAATCACCAATAGTTCCAGTAGATGAATCAATATTAGGCAATTTATCAATGGTCAGTTTGGGTTTTAGAACCATAAAATAACCAATCGTGATAATTATAAAGTATAATAATGATTGCAAAGATATGTCCATATATAGATAATTGGTATAATTTTTTTTTGTTTTTTAAAGGTATTTAATAATGAGTTTTACCGAAGAACATTCTAAACCCATGTTGACTGAACCAGGTGTAAAATACTTCTTAAATGAAACTTTAAAACAATGCCATACATTTAAGGAAAAACATAATAATACGCTCTTTAATATTGGTCTTTTAATTGGTTTTTTTGTAATTTTAGGCGTTTTGTTATTATATAAATACAAAGGTAAACTAACAAGGGAAGAAATTAGAGAAAATGAAGAGAGTAAAAAACGATATATAATGTCTAAAATACGAAATTACCAACAAGCTAAATTGCGCTCTCAACAAGAATTAATTACTGGGTTGCCACATTGGGAAAGTGAATTGGAGTCAGTAAATAAAAGTATTATAAATAAAATAAATAGCAAAATGAAATAAATAGCAAAATAAATAAATATAAATAGCAAAATGAAATATAAATATAGCAAAATAAAATAAAAAAAGAGAATAAATTATATAATTATAAATATAATGAGTAAAAAAATAAGTGTTGATGATGCTATAAATGAATATTACAAAATGAAGGATAAATATGAAACATCTTATTATGAAAAATATATTAGACCAATTATTAAAGCAAATAATAAAAGTAACCGCGAAAAACGTGTAGAATATTCTAAATTGCCTAAAGCAGAATGTATAAATTGTAATCGCAATGTAGGAACAGTTTTTTCAATCAATGGGAAAGATTCATTCACGCGAACACTTACTGTTAGATGTGGTGACATGTCAAACCCCTGTCCTCTTAATATTAATATATTATCTAATAAAGTTATTACTTATGAACATGAAATTACGGTTCAGGAGAAAGATATTAATAGATTAAAAACGGACATAATAAAGGAAAAGTACAATATTATGTTTGGATATACCGACGAAGAAAAGGGAATTCGAAATTTTACTGATATTTCAACTGATCTTAAAGATACTACAATGTTGGCCGGGGTTGTTATTGAAAAAAATATATTAGTAAATGATAACCCAGAAAAGACTGAATTGTTAAAAAAATCTATTGATATTTTTGGGAATGATTATATTTTACAATTTAAACAAATGGTAAAACAATATAATGATACTGGCGATGTCTTAGTTATGAATGAAGCTGTAAAATTTTATGTAAATGAAATGTTACCAAGATTATCTGAAATACAACAGCTCAAATATGAAGACAATTTTGTAGAATTTGAAACGGATAGTAATGAATATAAACTTTATCAAAGGAAAAATAGTTTAAAAAATCTGGAATATGCGTTTGAAACTGATACCAAAGTAATATCTTTTGTAAAAGGGGTGAAGGATGCTGATATTGTTGATAGAGGTGCTAAATCAAAGACAAGCATTAATGGCAGTAAGACAAAATCAAAGAAAAAGCTTGTGTTTGTTATTGAAGGTGAGACCAAAGAAGGCGAAGGTGAATATGGTGATATTGATTATATGCCAGACTCGCCACCATATAATCCCAGCTCACCGCATGTAGATCTGCCATATACAATTCAAGGTGAAATAGTCACATGGCATAGTCCAGATTATTCTGCTGTATGGATGGGATTGTCTCCCAAATATAAATCAGAATTAATAAAGGATCCAAAATGGATGACTAAAACCATGGATGCGTTTGTTGAAAATCAAAAGAGTGTATATGCTAACCGTTCCCCTAGAGATTTTGTATTACCATTAGATCTAGTATTGCCACCAAAGGTTTCAGAGGATAAAGAATTAGACTTAGGCAATACCGTAATAAATGATTTGGTGGCGCGTTTAGCTCCTATTCAAAAGGAAATCTTGATTAATTCAATACCCAAACCCAAAAATAAAAATCCTACAGAAAAAGACATGGCTCAATTTCTTGGTATATTGAAACCAATGTTAAAATCATTGGTTGATTTTAAAGCATATTAAACCCTATAGATTTATGGTTTATTTATGACAAATATCAAAGATAAATTGATCAAAATATAGGAGATATTTTTTAAATATTTATATAATATAAATGGTAACAAATTATATAAATATTCCATTATTTCTTATTAGTTTTGCGATAGGTTTATTTTTTGTATATGTTTTAGGACCCGAGACAAAAACAATTTATATGTATCCATCTCCGTCAAATTATACAAAGATCCAATATAAGGACGATTCAAATCAATGTTTTAATTTTAAACCAGTTGAAACGAATTGTCCTATAAATCCATTTGATATTAAAACTGTACCAATACAGTAATAATTGTTTTATTATAAATGTTATAAATATTATAAATATATAATATAATATAGTTATTATGTATTTATTAAAATTTGTTCATAATGAAACCGGGCGAATTATTATGTCAGTACTATTGGGTTTAGGTTTAGCCACATTTTTTAGAAAAATGTGCGAGGGTAAAAACTGTATAGTTTCAAAAGCACCACCTCTTGAAGAAATTGATGATAAAATATATAAATTTGATGGAAAATGCTACAAATTAGAAAAAGGTGCTGAAAAATGTAATAATAAAAAGAAAATATTTAGTTTTGCGTAAATTTTAAAATACCACAATCTTTAGATAATATATCATTATGTCTGAATTAAATACAACTAGTATACATGATTTACCAACAGATCCAACTGGGGGTGGAAGTATTGGTGGTAATATATCTCTTGTAGCTAATGAAACAAATAATTATAAAAATAAGGTTATTAATCAAGGGTACCAGCAAACGCAAGGGCAGCCACAAGGGCAAGGGCA